AACACCTCGAAAAAGAGTATCTTAGTAACCGCCGTAAATGGATATGGAGACGATGTGCGTTTCTTTAGTACCAAATACTATAAGATGATTGAAGATCATCTTGTAGCTAAATACAGGCGGTTCTCTGGCTCTATATGTCACGAGAATGGAAATCTACGTGTTCTCACCGTAGATGAAGCAGTAAACGGGATACCTGGAGTACCCCACGCAGATCGCATGAATATGTCCACCGCAGAAGGTGCATATTGGGATGTCGGTCGTGGTATATCAGACCACGATAAGCGATGGTTGTTCGACGTCGTCACTGAGGAGGGGAAACCTGACAAATACGTACCAAAACCCGAGTTAATGGGTAGAATTGTGTACGCTCTAGAACAAATGGAAAAGGGAGAAGTCCCCAGTATTTTGTTTAGAGAAACCCTCAAAGACGAGCGTCGGCAACTACGACACACCACCAATCTTAAGGATGATCCTAACTTCGTTCCTAAAACTAGGAGTTTCACTGTTTGCCCAGTGGAGTTTACTATTTTGGTTCGAATGTTTTGTTTTGCTTTCGTGCAAATGATTGAAAACAACAGGGAGAATCACGAGATACAGGTGGGTATCAATCCGATGGGAAGTGACTGGACGTCACTACATCATAAACTCAGAGAAAACTCGCCTTTTGTTATAGCGGGAGATTTTGGCAATTACGATAGGGGAAACCCAGCCGAAAATCTTGAATGCTCTGGGAATGTCATTAATCGTATTTATAACGATTCAGAGACTAATCAAAGGATTAGGCATATCTTAATGACTACAGCGTATACTCACCTCTCATTGGTGGATAACTTTGTAGTTGTCATAGATAAAGGTCTACCTTCAGGTTACCCTTTGACATCTGTTGTGAATTCAGTTAATAACGATATATACAAGTATATGGCGTGGTTGCATTTGGCACCACAAGAGTATAAATCGTTGGATAACTGCGACAGAATGACAAGCTCAGCATACTATGGGGATGACCATCTCCATAGCGTTAAACAAGAGGCGTTGAGTTTCTTTAACCTCCGTACGCTTGGTAAATTCTTTACAGAAAGTGGAATTAAGTACACTGATGAACATAAGAATGACTGGCGAGGAGCTGAAGAATTCAGCACTCTGGATAAAGTGTCTTTCTTGAAGAGAGGCTTTGTAGAGGATAAAAGTGGTTATATTTTAGCGCCACTTAGTAAAGAAACCATTGAAGGTCGATATCTCATGTGGATGAGATCGCCTAACGTGGAAGAATACGAAATCCTCACAGAGTTAATTCAAAATTCTCTGAGAGACGCGATGATGTGGGGTCCGGAATACTTTGATGAACA